AAGACATACAGGACGACAAGGAGACAGGGTGACAGCAGCACTGGTGAAATCGGGCCGGGATCTCGTAGCAGCGGGAACCGGAGAAGTAGTTGGCGAAGTTCAGACCTTCTCAATGGTCGAGTATCTGGCGTCAGTCACGACACCGGCCTCTCTCGAAGCTCAGAAGAAACTCGCCGCGGCTTACGACGCTGCCTGCAATTCGCTCATCGGTGAGAACGACGTCCAGAAGGAAGGCGGGCGCACCTTTAAGAAGAAGTCAGCATGGGCGAAACTCGGGCGGCACTTCAATATCTCGACCGTCGTAGTCTCGGCTCAGAAGGAAATGCTGGGCGAGACGTTCTGCGCTACCGTTACCGTGAAAGCGATTGCTCCCTGGGGGCAGTCGGCGGAAGGCGTAGGAGCGTGCGCCACGGACGAGGAGTCGGGACGGCGTACTATCACGATCGCCGACGCGATAGCCACAGCCGAGACGAGGGCGCACAACCGGGCCATCTCCCGCTTGATAGCGATGGGCGAAGTGTCAGCGGAGGAAATGGACAAGAGCCCCGCGGCGCCTCCCAAGGCAGCAGCCGACAAGCTCATGCCTTTCGGGAATACCAAAGGTAAGCGGTTGGGCGACCTGCACGACGAGGAATTGGAGGCAGCAATCGCGTGGTGCCGGAAGACCGATGCGAAGAAGTTCGAGAGTCTGATCGGAGCGCTCAAGGAAGTGCTGGCCGCTCGCTCAGTCGGCTCAGGAGCAACAATGTTTGAGGATTTCCCGCGCGCGCTCGAAGAGACCGACGACGACCTGCCTTTCTAATCATGGAAAAACTGCTCAACCTGAAGGAGCTCGCTCAACACCTCGGCGTCTCGCTCAACACGGCGAGAGAGTTACCCATCCACTACACGAGGATCGGTCGGCAGCGACGCTACCATCCGGCTCTCGTCAGGCGCTACGAGATCTTAAACGTCCCTTCTGCGAAGGGCGCGCTCGACTGGAAAGAGGCTTCCTGAAATGTCTGTAATCCGATGCTTCTGGCACGAACCGACCGTAGCGACTCTGGACGAGAACAGTATCGCGATGGCCGAGTTGGTGCGCCACCACCTGAATGCTGTACCCGTCACGCAGAGCACCCACCGCATAGGTGTGCCGCCAATCGTGAAGCGTAGTGCGCGGCAAGTTCAGGACTTCCGCGGCCTCGAGATGGACTTCGAGCGCTCTGAACTTGCTCACGCTGAAGACCTGCGCATTGTCGGTGAACTGCTTGGCGTAATCGGCGAAGATCCTCCACGCCCAGAGCTCAGTCCCGCGAACGACTCTGTTTCTCCACGGTGTTTTCCCTCCTCTCGCGTGGAGGGTCCTTGAATGAAGGTCTACATCTCGCCGGGTAAGTCTTTCTACGACCTGCCACTCCACGCCCGTGGCAGCCATGAGAGCCTCGATCGCTCGGTACGGCATCGGCAAGGCATTGATAAGAGCTTTCGCCTGCACACGGTCAAGCCAGACCGGCCTGGCGGGATTCGGCTTAAAGCTCCCGACATCACGGACGATGTTGTGCGGAATGATGTCGCGCTCGAGGAGCCATTTAGCGAAGACGGAGAGCGCAGCGCGGTAGCGATTCTTCGTGGATCCCGAGCAGGTAAGTCCAGCCAGGAACTCACTGACCTTCTTCTTCGTGAACGCGGTAGCCGGAAAAACGGAGTCTTCGGGAATCAAGCACCGCACCTGAGTCTTGTACTTGAGTCCAGCCGGCCACTCGGAGACGAGCGGAGCCAGATCGACGCTTTCACGAGCGGAGAGAAACGCGCCGAGTGCGCCGGCTTTCATGGAATCGTAAACGTCCCCGAGTTTCGCTTTCTTCAGGACGACGAGTGTGAGCGGAGCCCATACGCGGTCATGCTCGAAAGTTTTGACCATGCGCTCCACATCCTTCGCAACATCCTCGCTAGTTGTGCCGCACGCAAAGATGCCCGTTGTTCCATCGGCCAGCGTGATCCTGGTCTTCCACCAAAGAGAGCCCTTCGGTCGGTGCGGCATGGGTCGAAAACCTACGCCTCCGCATCGCCGTCCGCAACATCACGCCTAGAAAATGGTTTAACTCCATGCGCCTAAGTCTATACAATGCTCGGGGAGAGGATCGAACTCTCACCCCACCTATGGGAAGGGATTTTAAGTCTCTCAGTTGCAACGGGATAGGTGCGGGCAAACCCCCTTCCTATAGTAAGAATTCACGCAACAGAGTCCAGCCAAGTACAACAACTGAGGGCCAGTCCGCAACCTACTTCGCAACACGCGATCTGGTTCCCGTCTCGCTCCAGTTCTCGTGCTGGAAGCTGTTCGCATGAGACATCTCCCAGACTCGAGACTTCAGGCTTCGCTCACTGAGTTCGTAGGACGTGAGATAGCCCTCTGTGTGTGCGGGAACGTGTTGGACTTCATCACCGACGGGGCTGGCTACTGCATCGAGATCTGCACCCGGTGCCACACTCGGCAACCGATGGGTCAGGTAGTCAGTCGGTTCGTTTCTGAGAAGCCGGCGGAATTACTTGATCCCGTTAAGTGTTTGGACTGCCCCGCCATGATTGGCCGCACCAGCATGGGCACAGCACGACGTCTTCGCTGCAACGAATGCACGACAGCGCGTCAGCAGCGGATGGTTCGGGAAAGAATGCGGCTCGTTAGAAAGCGTAGGGCAGCATGAAATTCGCATACGCTGATCCGCCCTATTTTGGCTTGGCTGAGAAGTTCTACGGCAAGCTGCATCCCGAGGCTGCTGAATACGACAAGATCGAGCCTCACGCGGCTCTGGTGGATCGTCTGTGCTCTGAGTTTGACGGGTGGGCGATGTCACTTCAATCGACAGCTCTCAAGCACATCCTGCCGCTCTGCCCTCCAGATACGCGCGTCATGGCGTGGGTGAAGCCGCTCGTTTCTTTCAAGCCCGGCGTCAACCCCGGCTATTGCTGGGAGCCCGTTCTGGTTCGCGGTTGTCGGAAACGCCCGCGTTACGCAATGACGATTCGCGATTATCTCAGCGAGAACATGGCGATCCAGAAAGGGCTGCGAGGCGCGAAGCCCGATGGGTTCTGCTTCTGGATATTCGCCGTTCTCGGCATCCGCGCAGAGGACGAGTTCACCGATCTGTTTCCGGGAAGCGGTTCTGTGGCCCGTGCTTTCGAGAAATGGCGTGCGATGATCCCGTTTGAGGATGCTGAACGCCTCATTGAAGCGCAGATCCTCACCACCGACCGCACGGTAGAGGAACAGCGCGAGGATGACGCCGCATGAGAACCCGCGAACCCTCACCCGATCAGATCCAGCTTTGGAGCACGCAATCGGCATCCAAGCACAGTCACAGAATCGCGTTGTTAATCCCGATTGTGAGGACTCTCGCGCTGAAAGCTGGAGACTCAGGCGTCACTATTTCGGACGTCAGACTTACCGCGGTACAACGGGGGCTCCTGGCTGCGGAGGCTAAAGGCCGTGAGCTCTCGTTTCTGGGCGCGCTTTGCCGGATGGCTGGGCTAATCGCAACCGAGCGTACCCGTCGCTCCACGATCGACGCCAGCCACGGGAATCGGCACTCAGTTTGGGTGCTGCCCGCTGACCAGAGGCGCACCGCATGAGCCAGCGATTCAGGTGGTCAGCGGAGCGCACCCTTGCGCTCGAGGATCTCCGGAAGAACGGTCGCGCTTCTACCCGCCATCTCGCAAAGCGATGGGGCTGGACAGCCGCGAAAGTACAGCGATTTCTCGCCTTTGTAGACTCTCATGCTGATGCGCTTAACCGATACAGCGAGTCGGTTAAGCCCGTATCGGTTAAGGCTAATCCGATACACCGTGTATCGGTTAAGGCTGTCCCTCTAGATAGAACTACACTAGATAAACTGCCTCTAGAGTCTGGAGGCGGTTACACAAGTGATTTGATAAACGCCATGAACTCGGGTTGCTTCGAACGCTTTGGGGACGACTTCAAACGCGTCCAGCACGACAACCGCTCGAGCGTTCGGACGGGGCAGAATCTCCAAGCCGCCGGCGTCGAGCTCGGGTTCGCGCTCATGATGCTTCGGCGCCATATCATGCGTTTCCATCCCGAAAAGCACGGTAAGGGAAAGCTGCCGATCTCGCTGGCCTTCTGGGAACAGGGGTTACTTAAGGCGTGGCGGCTGGACGGGCAAACAGAGATCCCGCTCCTCGCGTCCGTGAAGGGCGATCTCCCGAACCCGCTTGCCGGCGTACACGGATACAGACCTCCAGGTAAGGAGAAGCCACGCAAGCCGGAGCAGGTCAAGCAAGCGTTGTGGGCCGTGTTAGAGGGGCTACAGGCATGATAGCCGTCCCCCGGATTCCCTTTCTCCTCGAGTACCCGCGTGATGATGCCGATGAATCGCGTCGGTCTAAGCCGCGGGAGAACCCAAATGCCAAATGCCGCTGCGGTGCTGAATACTCACAGTTCCTCGTGAGCCCCGAGTATCTAGCCTCACTCACGGACGGCCAACGGGCCTCATTCCTCGAGTCCTGCGTTGAGATCGGTAAAGCTACTGCCTTCCCCGCTTTGTGCGCTCGCTGCGATAGAAAACTTCTAGGAACCAATTCGAGGACACGATGAAATTCAGAAAGAAGCCAGTCGTAATTGATGCAGTCCAGTTCCATGCCGATGATGCGAGCACTCATGCTCATGTGAACTATGGCGTGCCAAAAGCTGAGGGTGATTTCACGCCTGACCCGCTTGATGGCGTGTACTGGATTATGACGCTTGAGGGTCGCCTCACTGTCAGCGAGGGCGATTTCATAATCACGGGCGTTAAGGGCGAACACTATCCGTGCAAGCCAGACATCTTCGCCATGACCTACGAGGTAGCGGAATGAACTACGCGCTTGCAGGCCAGTTAGTTGTAGCGACGATCATCGCCTGCCTGGTCGTCTTCGGCATCTCTGAAGTCGTCATAGCGAGGATCGAAGAGTTAGAGCGCCGGAAGATTGAGCGCTTGGCTGCGGCGGCTCGCTATGCAGATCGCCAACTGAGGAAACTCTCCGCGTGAGTCACGCATCCGAAGTCGCTCAGGCAGGCGATGAGATGATCTGGGTCAAGGCCCAGACGGACTCAGGGGTCTACTACGGAATTGGGAAATCGCTCACTGTGAAGTGGCGAGGGATGGGAGATGGCCCAGAGGTTCAATATGTCTGCCTCAGCTGCGTCAAGAACGTCTGTGAGCACACTCGCAGGATCGACAAATATCGCGGGGAAAACTTCGCATGAAGAAGTGGCGCGGCTTGAACCCTCTGGAGAAGCAGGTCGAGGGCGAGTGCGACAAGCTGGTCACGCTTATGGGCTGGAGTGTCGTCCGATTCTCACAGGCCCGCGCTTCAAGGCAGACGCCTGGGATTCCCGACCGGAAGTACTACAAGGGCTCGAGAACATTCTGGTTCGAGTGTAAGGCCGAAGGCGGGAAGCAGCGTCCCGAGCAGAAAGCCTTCCAGGAGATGTGCGAGGAGGCCGGAGAGCTCTACGTGCTAGGCGGTCTTGAAGAACTGCAAGCGTTTCTGAATCCCTCGTTTTTGAAGAGGCGCGCATGACTGTCTCCCACGTCTTCCCCAACAAGGAATCCAGAAAAATGAGCGACGCAGAAGAATCAGGGGTGGACCAAGAAGGGTCAACAGCAAGTTCAAGGGCGGATGCACCCCGGCCATGGTGCGCCACCTGTGGAATGCTTCCCCCGCTTGACCATCCGTGTAAGGACTGCGGGCGGCAGCGTGTCAACGACACATCTCCCCGAATACTTGGCTACGACATCGAAGGAAAGCGGAGTGCTATTCCCGACGTTGGCGACCATACCGTTTACGGCACCACGCAATCGGAGCAGGCGGCTATCAGTCGCTACACCGCACCACCGACGCCATCCGACTTACGGGCCGTGCTGGATGAACTGTGCGAGGCCGTAGGTGAGTTTCAGGATGTGTCCGACGCTTGGGCTAAAAGCACCGCCGAGACGTATCAGATGGAGTACGCGCAGAAAGCGGTGAACGCCGCTCGTCTGGCAGTAGAGGCGCTCTTCGAGAAGCAGCAGGCAGAAATCGGGGCGCGCGGAAAATTGTACGGCGAGATGTGCGGCATTCTGCATGACTGCTGCCAGAAATACAAACTCGGATTAGGTGGTGAGAACATCGCCGAACTGGTTACGGAAGAGGTGAGCCATCTGCGATCTGAGAACGGGGCGTTGCGCGCAAGATCGAGCCTACCGTCACTAATTCAGGCCTTGAAAATCGCCGACCTTGAGTCCTCATCGCTAACGCCAGCGGAGGCAAAAAGTCTCGTCGTTCTCGCTCGAAACGAAGCACGCCAATCGCGCGAAACTCCCGAATGGGATACTTGGCTCAACCTCGCCGACAAACTTACGCGCATCGCTGATAAACCACAGTAAGCTCTGAATAAACTAGGAGTATCAAATGAGCCAGACCCTCTCGGAGTTGACGAAGCTGTCCTCGCAGGCGCGGATGCTGATTATGAATTACGGCCTCGCGTCGGCTGGTAGCGGGGATGCGATTGCCGAAACCGGAGGGGCGCTAATGGCTTACATCGCGTCAAAGGAATCCCGCATAGAGGAACTCGAAGCCGAACTCGCGCTAGACAAACGCGACGTTGCAACTCTCACGAAACACGTAGAGCGGCTTGAGCGGCTTGAGTCCTACGTCTGCGGCGTAATCGCAATGGGTACCCAAGCTGATCTCAGGGTGGAGAATCTTCCATGACAATCTCTAAGAGTGCGTCAGTGGTTCTTGCTGTTGACCCTTCTTGGTCCACCCCTAAAAGCACTCCTGCTTTTACCATCTCCTATCTCTAGAGAGACAGAATGACCCAACAGTACACTACCAATTGGCCCGAAGTGCAGAGGGCGCTAGAAGCTGCCGCTATCCGTTTGGGCATCCTCGCTGATCGGATGGAGAGTTGTAACGCGGAGGCGGAAGAAAAAGGACGGAAGCCTCGCCACGAACTGCTCGCAGAAGCGCGGATGTTCGAGCAGGAAGCCCGCGAAGCCGCAGGAATGGAGCCACGATGACCCGCAAGTCCCTCCCCTCAACACGTCGAGCGATACCGAAACGGAACGCAAAACGTCGCAAGTCCGAGTTCGCACGATGCTATGGATCGAAGGAGCGCGTCGAGTTCGTGAAATCGCTGCCCTGCCTGACTTGCGGATGGGTGCCCTCAGAGAACGCGCATATCAAAGGCGATGGCGCCGGACGGAAGGCGCACTATACCGAGGTCGTGCCCCTCTGCGGCTACACCTACATGGAAGGCTGTCACCAAATGCTTCACCGGATGGGGCGCGGTGGTTTCGATGGCTTCGAGATGCACTTTCGCATCGATCTTGAGAAAGCCGCCGCTGAAACTCACGCCGCATGGATCGCCTTTTCAGGAGCCACTAAATGAAATGGAAGGCGAAGCCAATCCCGAAAGAGGGCGACGAGCGATGGACGCTCATCTTCGCATGGGTACCGCATCGTTGCTCAGACGGCTACTGGCGCTGGCTCTGTGACCTCTACGCAAGACAGGAGTGGGTGGACTATGGCGAGGAAGCGCACTGGCTCTCACTCGAATACTCCGAAGATTTGATCGCCTTTTCACCCCGTAAACAAGGACAAGGAACGAAATGACTGACCCAACAAAGCAGCAATACCAGATGGAAGGCAGCGAGTTCCACCATAGGAACGGTTGGTACTTCCTGCGCCTGCCGAGTGGCTCTGTGAGAATTAGGATTGAGCGGGACGGTGTAGGGCGGGACGTGGTGCACATCATACCTGCACCCGAATGGGCATCAATAGTAGCCCACGTCAGCAAGTGGGGAGAGACCGGCGATTCCTTCAGCAGCGCACAGACCTTTCATGGGGGAACTTCCGGTGTCTAACCCACCCGCTGACGACAGACTGGATGCTGCAGAAGTTCTTTTAGGGATAGACCGAGAAGGGTCAACAGCAAGTTCAAAAGCAAAACGCCCTGAGCTAAAAATCCAGCATGACACAATAAAGGCAGCGGACCTCGTGTCCTACTTTGTGAAGGGGTACGAAGGAGGAGCGCCGGAGGATTACGAATGGTTTTACGACTGCGCTAAGAGCACGTTCGTTCTAAAACTCTACATACGGGCGAAGTGAATAAATACCTGTCGCTCATTTTCTATATCGCAGGAAGCCTGTGCTTTCTGGCGGGTTCTATCGTGGCGCTGATCCGCGAGGTGCGTTCATGATCCCCGGCGTTTCAGGGAGCGTTCCAGTATCCGGCGCAAGGCATCCGACACGCTCACGGGCTTGCCCTCCCTGCTCGTCAGTTCGACCGCGACAGATAGGAGCTGCGCCCACATCTCTTCGGGGAGAAAGATATTCCTGCGGGTCATGGCGCTCATGCTGGCACCTCCACGGCCCGCACCGCGTCCATGATCTCCTTCAGCCCGCCATCCGCCCGAAGGAAGGCCAGATGACTGATAAGTTCCGCGCCCCCCTCCTCAAGTTCGATAACCACCCACGACTTGTTAGCCAGCGACTTCTTCGCCTCGGCGTCGAAGGGCGGGTCCATCTTCAGCACGTCCGCTTTCGTGGCGTAGCGCAACACCTTGACCGTCTCTCCGAATCTGGCATAGACCGACATGGCAACTCCCTGAATATGGTGAGCATCATACACACCATAAATATAACACCCCTGTCAAGTGGCAGTTCTAGGGGGATAACATGTCATCTATAGTGGACAGTAGCGTGAAGATGTCTCGCCGCGCGTCAGTGGTTCTTGCTGTTGACCCTTCTTGGTCCACCCCTAAAACACCATGACTAAATCTCCCGATAGCCCTCAGTCAGTCAACCGACACAAAAGCCATTGCATTCTCTCGCGTGAATTAACGGGAGACTGCACCTGCTGGCGAGACTCACCACCTCAGTCAGTCAAGGCAGCACCGGAACTCAAGGACTTCCAGGCCGGGGGTGTATTCCCAGCGCACGAAGGTCTGGCGGCGCTTGAGCAGGACGCGGCGACCGCGAATCAACTGGCCCATTGGCGAGAGTACGCTATCCGACTGGAGGAGGCAGGCCGTGACATGGCAGACGAATTGTCGCGCCTCCGAGAGACAGCATTAACAGCGGAAGAAGCGTCGGCATTTTGGCAATTCACACAAGCCCACGCTATCCCTGGCGTCCTTTATACGCCAATGGTAAACCGCGCAATCCAAAAGCTCCGCTCTATCTCAGAGGGTTCCAGTAAGTGACCAGACTGACAACCTGTAACCAGGCACCGATGCTTGTTGCTTCACATGAAGATCCCATTTTATACTTCTACCGACCCCGAGTTATCCACATTGGCTGTGAGGCGCGATGAGTGGAAAAACCCCCATTAAATTCGCCAAGCCCTCGGGTCGCAATGGGAATAGGCTACCTCTCGGCGCTCACCCTGGCAATACAGGTGGGAAGAAAGGACGCTCAGGCCGCAAACCCAACGCGTTCAAGAACTTCCTCGCACAGCTGAGAGGTGATCCTTTGGCTCGTACCGCCTTTGAGACTGCTGCTCGAGATGCAACGAGCCGGAACTGGGCAGCCGCGTGGAAGCTCTTGGCTGACTACGACGACGACAAGCCGGCTGAGAAGCACACGATCGTCGGCCCCGTCGAGGTACGAGTCAGAATCGAGCGTGAAGGAAGACGGGTGACCGCATCGTGAGCAAGTTAGATCGACTTTTCACGGGGTTAAGACTTTGATCCGTTGGCCGTGGGTTCCCCGATCGCGCCTAGAGACGGCTAAGGCAATAATCGGCGGTCTCATGCTCGAGAATGACCGCCTAGAAGCCACTACGAAGGACGCGGAGCCGCCATTTGTGCCTGTTGAGGCATCGCTCACGAAAGCCAAACCCTCAAAGGAGCGGGTTAAGCCTAAGAAAGTGGCGAAAAACACGGCAAAGTATCGACGGAAGGCTCGATGAGTGCCCAGGTCGAGCGAGAAATGAGGGTGGCAGACGGTGAGCTAATCCTGCCTGAGCCGATGGGGAAGCAGGTCGAATGGCTCGACTCACCCGCCTCGCGGAAGCTCTTTCGGGTCGGCCGGCGCGGGATGAAGACGCGATTCGCGTTCATTGCGGCCCTGCTCGGGCATGGGCCCGGATGGGAAGATGGCGAACCCGCGATGCGTGGCGTGCTGCAGGGTGGGGACGTTGTCTGGATTGCCCAGAACTACCCGAATCTGACGACGGTACTCTGGCGCGAGGAGATCGTGCCACGGATGGGGCACTTGACGGACTGGATCAACCTGAACGCGCAGCGCCACGATGTCGAGATCCCGGGTGTTGGTGCGCTCATGCTCCGGTCGGGCGATCGAGAGGCAATCGATTCAATCCGCGGGATTGGTAAGCGGCTGTTCGGTGTGATCATCGATGAGGCGGCGTGGCTCGACCTTCGTGGAGCGCTTCAAGACGTCATACTGTTGGCGTTGACCGATAATAACGGCTGGTTGATCATCATGAGCACGACCAATGCCGGGCCGGACGGGGGCTACGACGACACCGGGGCACCCCAGGTCCCCAGCTACTTCAACATCCTCTGTAAAGAGATCGAGGCCGGCACCCGCTCAGCAGAATGGGTCGAGTTCACCGGCACGGCGTTCGACAACCCCACGCTCTCGCCCAAAGCGATTCAGGAACTGATCGACGAGTACCCGCCGGACTCACCTAAGCTGAAACAGGAAGTCTACGCCGAGCTCCTTGAAACCGGTGTCGGTCTCGCGCTCCCGGGGTTATCTGAAGCAACGCACATGGTTGAAGCGTTCTCGCCTCCGGCTCATTGGCACGCGTGGCTCGCGTTCGACTGGGGTTATCACCACCCGTGGACAGTAGGTCACTACACGATCGATGAGGACGGGCAAGTCTATAAACGGGAGTCGCTTATCGGTCGGCTGGACCTGCCGGAGCAGATCGATGCCAAAGTACGGCAGGCCGGCATCGATCCTCATAAGCTGGTCATTCATGGTTCGCCCGACGCGTGGCGTACCCGTGTCTCGAGCAAGGGGAAGATCAAGGGCGAGTTCACCGGTCCGACCGTTGCAGAGCAGTTGCTTAACCTTGGCTGGCGCTTGATACCGGCGGCCGATGCACGGGTAGCCGGGCTCAACAACATCCGGCAATACACGTATATCGCCCGTCCAGACGTTCGCCCGCGGTTCCTCTGGATGGACACGCCCGGCAACAAAGCCTGCCTCGCGCAGATGAAGAGGATGTCGCTTGATCCTGCGAACCCTGAAGACGCTTTGAAGGTCGATGCCGATGCAGCAGGTCGGGGAGGAGATGACTATTACGACGAGACGCGGTACGGCCTGATGGCGCGTCCGCTCTTGTCGCTGGCACCTGTCCGGCAAGACGAGGAAGGAAAAGCGATGGGCTACGATTACGACAAGAAGCAGCAGCGGAAGCGCGTGACGGGAGAGGAAGCACTGCAACGGCTGATTGGTCTGCCGCAGTCGCCAACGGCCGGAAAGTACAGGGTGCCGGTGAGGCGAGGATGAAACAATACGGATTCAGAATTCCACTAGGGGGCGCGCCACGTAGTCCGACAGGCGTAAGTATCGGCCGGAACATCGGCGCCAGATTGCCAGACGCGGAGTTAGGCGTGGTCCGGATTGAGCACACAGTGCTCGGTAAGTCGCCCCCGCTTTCGACGCAGGCCGGTAAGCTTTGCTGGTTTCGTAGCCGGGGCAGACGGAAAACCAGCCCTCCCAGAGGAGTCTATGCCAGCTAACGGCAACGGGAAGATACTCTCGCTCGGGGAGCAGGGCGGGAAGAAGGACGCCCACGGTCGAGTGCTCCGGCATAACGCGACCATCGAAGACGTGCATCGGATCGCAGTCGAGGAAGCGGCCAAAGTCCATGAGTTCTACTTAGAACAGATCCCGGCTTTCGTTGCGCGTATGATACAGGACGCGCTCATCGGTTATGGCTTGCTGGTGCCACCGCCGGGTACTGACATTACCCCGCTTCCCGTGCCGCAAGAGGATACGGCTGCCCAAGCCGCCCTCCCGGTCGAAGGGCCGGAGCACCGGGAGGCGGGAGAGCCGCCAGCGGAGCCAGCAGCATGAGCTCAGACCGCGATTGGGAGCGTGGCTTTTGGACTGTGCGGACTCCTAGCCTTCATATTCACCTCGGGCGAAAATGGACCGCTGAGACTACTGCTGCGTGGAATCGGGAACATTCTGACGCCGCCTTCCGCGATGCGCTCCTAGAGTTTCACCCGCCGTTCACACCAACTGAAAGTGGCGTCCTGTTCCGCGATAGGCGTGCGGTCAGATGAGACTTCCTTGGGTGTCGCGCGGCACTTATGACCTTCTCATGCACAACTACAACAAGTTGCATGAGATCGTGCGCGAACATGAGACCGAGCGGTACGACAAGCTGCTCAACATGTATCACGCCCTGAGACTCCAAGGCGCTGTTGCCCCGCCACCCGAAGTCCAGTACACGCCGATAAAGAGCGAACCCTTTGACGAGTTGAGGGTCTTGATTGCAGAGACGGCTGGGGGAGACCTGCGTAAACGCGGGCTCATGCTCCGGCAGTTGCGGCAAGACCGAGCCGATGGGGTATCTCCTGAGGAAATCCGGCGTGCGATCGAGAACGGCGTTCAAAGTGATGGAGTGCCGGCGTGACGCACGCAACTGTGATCTGCTTTGGTGGCCCACTGAGCGGCAAGCGTATAACTAATCCGGGTAAGAACGAGCGCATCTACGCCTACTCGACTTACTCGGATGACGTTACCGATCTCCTCACACGAAACTATCATCCGCTTGCCGTAGGCTATTACGAGATGCACCCAGCAGAAAACCTTCAGTGGATTGCTGAGTGGCACGAGTTGGAAACATGAAACCGGCCCGGTCTCGACAGGCTAAATAGCAACAAAACTCGACGGTACACAACTTCTTACCGGTCAAGGCCAGGCCCTAGCCTCGCTCCCGATCGACCCCAAGCTCAAGTCCACAAGCGGGGACCGTGGAGAGACCATCGGGCCACCCTCCGGCACGCTCCAAACTCAAGTTGCGTCAGCTTACACCAACGGAACTCAGCCCACAGGTCAGCCGGATCAGTTCGCTGGAATGGGGCCGTGGCTCGAGGACGACGACAAGGCCGTCTTCGACTCCGTGCATGCGATGATCTTGCGAACTGAAGTTCCCGCCTTAAACCAACTCGCGCAAGACACGCACTGGACGTATGTAAAACTCGGTTATCCGTGGTCAACACTCACGAAAAAGCCGGGTATCGACCGTTACGAGCAGTCCCTTCCCTACGGCTCTTCAGGTGTCACGATCCAAGCGGTTCCCAACAAAGCGTGGGACGTAATCAACAAGACGACCGAAGCCTTGCTTGTGGACTTCCCGCAGATCGAAGCTGAGCCGGGTGATGATGGCGAAAGAGCATCAGCAGCGGCCGAGTACATCACGCGCTTCCTGACGCAGAACGCATCCGAGCAGGGCACGAACGACATCGTACTCTGGAACGACCGGGTAGCCCGGAGTCTGACCTGTGCGTCGAGCTTCCTCGAGTGCTGGACGGATCCAACGGGCGGTGGGTATATCCCGCTCCAGATCCCGGCACACCCCAAGGCTCAGTCCCCGATGCAGCCAATGGTCGGAGCAGACGGAAGCCCGACTGTTTCTCCGATTATGCGGTACGTGACGAGTGTAGGGCCAGACGGCCAACCCACGGCCCAGAGCCAATTTACAGAGGACGCGACCAAAGCTGCCCCGCAGTGGCAGCCCAAGCTCATGGCTCAGAAGTGGCAAAACGAGCACATCCGCATCTTCCCGGAATCAAAGTCGGTAGCTGAGGCCGAGAAGGTGATAATCCTGGGCTACTGCACGCTCTCGGAAGCGAAACGCAGATGGCCCGATGTGGCCGATATGGCTGACGGCGAGTTGACCAAGCTGACCGACTGGACCCCTCCCCGCTATCCCGCGCTCCTCCCCTTCTACCTCCGAGCCCGCTGGAAGCTGACCGATGGCCGTGACAAGGCAAAGCAAGGTAGTTCAGACGAGCGGATCATGTTCTACTACCACCCGTTCGTCAAAGCCTGCCCGGACTATAAAAAGGGCGCCGATGTAGTAGTAACGGGCGCTTTTCAGGGCCGGATCCTTGACAAGCAATTCTTGTCAGCCGAGGTCGAGGTGCCATCTGACGGTACGAGCGACCAAGGCCAGCCGACCGGCGAGCAGGGTACGAGCACCAAGGAAACGCGGTGCATGGAGATCCCCGTCGTTCAGATCACGCCCAGAGGCGACCCGGACGAGCAGAACCCGAGAGGCCGGGCTTATATCGAGCTCTTCGCCGGCGCGGTCGAGAGTAACGCGCATCTGGCGCTTAGCGCCGCTGAAGTAATCGACAAGAACCTCCACATCGAGGGCTACAGTTCGTCGACGAGTCCAGTCAGTGGCCAGCAACGCGAAGACGCGAGAGCGACCGGGGATCTCATTCCTCTGGTCCGGCCTGAGGATATGCCCAAGTGGGGAGAGCCCGTCACGTTTGAGGCCAACTTCTTCAGGCTCTATGAGTTGAGTGATGAGGCGATCAACTCTATCAGTGCCTCTGAAAGAGCGGCCACAGGTCAGGACAACGCCAAAGAGCGGTCCGGGGTTGCGATCAGATTGGCGTCGTCCAACAACAACGTCTCTTTGGGCGGGATGAACAACGCGGTCAATAACGCCTACTGCCGGTGGAACCGCATCAAGGTCGAGCAGGCGATGAGTAAGTTCACGACCGCTCAGCAGGTGAACTACGTCGGTGACGACGGGATCTTTAAGCAAGAAGACGTGACGGCTGTTGACTTCGCTCTGGTCGGGAAGATGACGGTAAAGACGGGTACGGGGACCGTGACCTCGCCCGAGCAGAAGATCCAGAACCTTGCCGGGCTCATGCAGTCGGGGATGCTGTCCAAGGACGAGGGCGCGGAAGCGGCCAGACCCGCCTATTCGAGGCAGTTGGGCCTCCCGGCCTCGGCCCATGAGCAGCGGATCGAGCGTCAGATAACGGCCTTCCTCAAAGGTGTGCCGAGTCCCGAGTGGATCCAGCAGTATCGGGGCTATCAGCAGGCGCAGCAACAGTATCAACTCGCGATGCAGCAATATCAGGAGGCTCTGACTCGGTATCAGCAACAGCAAGCAGTTGCGGCCCAGAACCAAGCGGCCAGTCACGCGCAAAGCCTTCAGGACCAGTCGAAGCAACAAGAAGGCGCCACCGCCCATCAGCGAGCCCTGGAGCTCGAAACCCATAAGCATGGGCTATCGCTACAGACCGCGGAGCACCAGAGGGCGAATATGCCCGCTCCGGCTGTAACCGAAGGCGCGCCCAAGGAAGTGAAGGGCGACATCCATATCCACATAGCGGGCAAGAAAACGACGGTCATCAAGAAAAACCCGGACGGATCGATGGTGGCTGAATCGACACCCGACGAGGCAGCGTGAGCGTCAAGATCGCGAACCCCGGCCACTTCGCGATACCGACCGCACCAGCAGCGGGCACCTCCTGCACGTCTGGGGCGGCCAACGTCTTCACAACCACCTACGTCCAGCTGATCGCCTCGACCGCAGCGGCCCTTTACATCACCGGCTTCTTTGTCGAGTCCGCTACAGCTTTGGGTGGGACTTACGACGTTGTGCAACTGGCGACGGGTGCAGCAGCCTCTGAAGTGATTGTCGGTCAATATCTCGTTGCGCTTTCCACCGGCACCACGATCGCAACCGGATACCGACCTATCTTCCCACCGATCCCCGTGGCGATCTCGACCCGGATAGCCTGCAAGACGGCTGATTCTGTCGGCGCGAAAGCCACACTCATCACGCTTGAGTGCATCGCGCAGTCGACCGTCGTTGACGACGCAATTCCGGTAACGACGGTCACGACCGTGACGAACCAACTGACTGCAGCGGCGATCGCAACCGCTCATTGGCAGGACGCGACCGCCGGGGATTTCACCGTGGCTGGGAGCGTCGGCAAGAGCGTGATGAACGGCGTGGCCTTGGGGACCGGCTTGACGATCAACGGCTACACCGGGAACACGCCCCAGACCGGAGATGCGTTCGCCGTGATCAAGTCCGGCGGGACGGGGGATAACGCCGCCATCAAGGCGAAGACCGACAACCTCCCAGCCGCCCCAGCGTCAACCACAAACATCACGGCGGGCACAATCACAACGGCTACAAATCTCACAAACGCGCCGGCAGCGGGTGATTTCACTGCGGCGATGAAGACGAGCCTGAACGCCGCTACTCCGGTAGCAACCGTGAGCGGTGACTTCTCGGCTACCATGAAAACCTCTCTCAATGCGGCCACACCAGTTGCGTCACTCTCAGGCGACTTCACGGCGGCAATGAAGACCAGCCTCAACGCTTCCACGCCCGCCTCAGTTACGGGAGCGGTGGGTTCTGTGGTCGGTCTCGCGGCAAGTAATCTGGACGCCACGATCTCCTCGCGAAGCACTTATGCGGGAGGCGCCGTAGCGTCTGTAACCGGGGCAGTTGGCTCCGTCACGGGATTGACCGCCTCGGATGTTGGAGCGATCAAAGCCAAGACTGACAATCTGCCAGCCTCACCCTCTGCAGTATCCGACATCCCGACCGCAGCCACGAACGCCGCAGCCGTCCTGACAGCCGCAGGTGTAACGCCGATCGCGTCAGAAATAAAGAAGGTGAACGGCGTCGCTGTTACCGGAACCGGCGCGCCTGGCACGCCCTGGGGGCCGTGACCGATGGCTAATGCATGGGGCGTATCGTGGGGGAATGCGTGGGGTGATTCGTGGGGTGCGACTGTTCCCGCTCCTGTCGTAATCCAGCAGCCCTCGGGCGGCGGTCGGCGCATCCCCAACAAGTACGAGCCAATCGATTTCAGGCGTTTGCGTTGGAGAGAAGCCAAGAGGAGACTGGACGCCGAGCGGAAGCGACTCGCGGAGTTGAAGAAGCAGCAGCACAAGGTGGAAGTCCAGTACAAAGCGATCGCCCTATCACTGCCCGAGGAAAAGGCCCAGCCAGTACTGTCCGACCGCGCGCATCTGCTCGAGATGGAGATAAAGGAGTTCACGGAGCGCGTGGCCGTGCAAAACGCCAAAGTCAGGGCACTCCGCAAAGAAGCCGACCGCGCGCGGAAGGAAGCAGAGCAACAGGAAAGCGATGCAGAACTGGCGATGCAAGCCCACCGCGAACTGGAAGCACAAAGCGAGTGGGAGCGTATCGAAGTCGCACGACTACAACAGGAAGCCGATGACGACGAGATGATGCCGGTACTTCTACTGATACACGAGGACGACGACCTATGAATGCCACGGACAGCGGCCCGATACCCACTTACGCTATACGGAAGTGCCGTGATGACCACTGGCATGTATGCATAGCACGCGGCGAGGATGACATTATCACCCGTCCCACAAAACTCACCTACGATCAGGCGCTTGATATAGCCGCAAGGTTGAACGCCGATCCGAACGGAGACACCGCCGCGTGACCGCACCCATGCTCCCCGCCGAGCCGCAGGCTGGACCGCCTCAGCCCCCAGTACCTCCAACTCCACCGTGGACACCATTTCAGGCGATGCCCACGGACGAGGACCCGCTTCTGGCCGATATGAGGCGCCGGAAGCTCGCCAAGTTGATCGACTCCGCCAAGTTCGAGGGCATGCCCCCGGAATGGCAGCAGGTAGCGATTGCCGAGTACCAGCGGATGCAGCAGATCGTCGCCGCGTCCCAGCCCGCTCCTCCGCTACCCAAGGGCGTGAACATCCAGGACAAGGTGACGGGCGGCAGTATCGCGGCTGAAGAACAGGCAGCAACTCATCCCGCACAACCGCAACCTCAGCAGGGAGCACCACAATGAGTCCAATGCAATCGAAAGCCCAGAACGCGGCTATGCACGCGGCCGCTGAAGGGAACTCGACGCTCGGAATCCCCAAAGCGGTCGGCGCGGATTTCGTGAATGCCAGCCAAGGGGAGGCCGTTAGCGCGCTTCCACAGAAGGTCAAGGGTCCATCCTCTCCGCTCGAAGCCGCTACCGGTATGCCGAGTGGGAAGAAAGGAACGCACCGCGGAAAGAGAAGCCGGGGGAACGGAGGTGCAGTCAATGCTCACGCTGAGGCCAAAGGGCACTTGGCCAACGCGCAGAATGCATCGACCCCCAAAGCCTCGATGGCGCATTTGTTCAAAGCACTATCCTCTCTCAAGAAGGCTTGAATGGGTCTCGCAGACGACTTCGACAAGATCGGCGGCCCGCTGCAGAAGCCGCTAAGGAAGCCTCAACCGCCGCCTAAGGCAGCCGCCGACGCGACAGCCGTAAAAGGCCGAACGCTGGACAACGTGCTCCCGACTATGGACGAGCACGGGGTATCGGACATCGTGAACCACTTGGGCCTCGCTGACTCCCGGCAACCCGCTTCGTCCTGGAATCCCTCCGACCCTTGGAGTGCGGATAATCCGTCAGTTGCGAAAGCGATTCGCGCCCTAACCTCGAAGAAGTAGAAAAACCCCTCACCCTCTTGCTTCACACAAGGATGGTTTCGTAAACTATGACCGTACCAGCAGCAGCAGTCGCTTCAAGCGATAGTTCGAGCGCCACACCGCTAGAGAATGACGTCGGAGCCATGTTTGGCGACTTCGGAACCTCTGAGGGTGATGAGTCGCCGGAATCGGGACCAACCAGTGCCGCGGGGACTACCCCCGCTGAGCCTACTCCCGAAACTGCAACCGAGCCATCGGCAGCGACCGAGCCAGCCGGTGCAACTGCGACGCCCGCGCCGAGCGATGGGACCACCCCAGCCGCCGCACAGGTACTCCCAGCAGAGGACGATCCGTTCAAGGACACGACCCCGGCTACTTATGTGGCCTTGGGGCGCTCTGTTCCTGTTGAGGACATCCGTGTCTTCAAGGAAGGGGGTGCGGTGATCCGGCCGGAAGCCCTCCCGAACATTCTATCGAAACTCGCCGAGCGCGAGAACCTGCACGAACAGAATCGCGCTCAGTACGACCAGTTGAAAGACTTCGAAAGGCTTTCCGAATGGAAGACTCAGGGCGAGGACGGGAAAGAACAGACGCTAACAGGTCGGGACGCTTTGATAGCGTCACGCTCGGATTTCGACAGCCTGAAGGCATCGTTCGACACATTCATTCCCATCCTTCAGCCGGCGGCGGACGGGAGCTACCCGCTTCTGGAAGCGCTGGTCCAGGTGGACGACAAGGGCAGGATAGTCGCCAATCCGGCCATCGTGAGCCAACTCCTGGAGCGGGCGAACAACGCCGAGTTCCGAGCGAAGGTAAACGTCAGGGAACGCGTTGCTCAGATTTCACGACCGACTCAGACCTCTGGCCGGTCGGCGGAAACAGCTACCCAGCTAGACCCGGTAGCACTACGGGCCGAAGCGCCGCGCGTGATACAACTCGTCGGACAGCAAGAGGGAGTGGACACGAAACTCCTGACGGCGGACGACCAGAAGTTCTTGGGGGACCAGTTCCCGCGATTCGTGAGAGCCGTGACGGAAGAAGAACGCCGGGACCCCAATCTGAGAAATCAGACGCACATCACGGACGCGGCGTTCGCCCAACTCGTAGCACGTCAGGTGGCACTCCGAAAGGAAATGGCCACGAGCGTTCAAGTCACCGAAAAAGCGACAAGGGAAGGTCAGGCCCGGATGGCGGCGGCCGCACGCGGCGTCAAACCAGCCAAGCCCCAAACTCCAACTGCACCGGAAAAACCCACACCACCAGTCGAGGAACGCGCGGCTTCCGAGGGCGAGTTGTTCGATACGATCGTCCGAAGTGGCTCTCGAGCGCTCCGAGCCCGGTAAAACAGAAATTCACTCAGGCCGCGCTCTCAAAGAGCGCTTAAAATAAAGTGGCAACCGGATTCTCCTCCAATGCCGCATCTGTCAACTCGATGGCTGACCTTTATGAAAAGGCCAACACCGATGTCAAGATCGCGGTCAAACTCTTTACCGAAGAACAGAAGTGGTTCAGGTCTTACCCTAAGGAAGACATCGTTGTCTCGGGCAACGAGAACCGCATCCCCCTGATCCTGACCAAACCACGGCTCCCGGCGTGGATCCCCGATGGCGGGAACGAGTCCTTGATGACGACCCCGGCACCGACGCACGGGACGTTCATGCCGACCCAGATGAACAAGCGGCACGGCTACACGGGTCTGGCACAGGCGCTCTCCAACAGAAGCCGGGCGGCGATGATCGAGGATCAGACCACATACCAGGCCAATATGTCCGGCTACTCGATCGGACGGGCAATCGGTCTCTCGACCTACGGCACCTCGGTAGGGACGCTGGCCGTAGTGGCGACGACGGGCTCGAGTTCGGCCACACAGGTCATGCCGATCAAGAACGCCTTCGGCAGTTCGACATTCGTGGCAGGTGGTGACGCGGGCGTTCAGGATACCTACCTCTCCGCACTCTTCCCGGTAGGGGGCAAAATCGCGCTCATACGCGCTTCTGCGATCGTCGAGTTCGGTACGGTAACGGCCGCCCCGTCAGCTACGAGTGGCGTTGGTTTCATCGATGTGACCTTCTCATCGAGCATCACCCCGACGGTCGGCGATCTCGTCGTGTCGGCGGAAGCCGATGGCGATTCCACGATCACGGGAACGGACTTCAACAACTGGTCCGTGGGCTTCAGCGATTTCCTACTCGCCAATTCTGTCGAAGGCCAGACGACGACCGCTTTCCCAGCGTGGGCTGTTGGGTCCGCACAGATCGCAAGCCAGCGGCTCGGGTTCGTGGTCAAGAAGAAGATGATTCAGGACTGCTTCAACGCCTCGGGCTTCACGATCAATCGCTTCATCCTGCCGCAAGGCGTGGAGCGCGACGCGATCGCCGCAGAGTTGGGCGGCAGGCGCTACAACGGGAGCGACGTAGACATCGAAGGTTCGATGAAGGCCGGGAGCGGCGAGCAGTATTTCGTCAGCCAGCTGGCGCTTCCGAATACCCTGATCGGGTTCTTCGACAAGGCGATCAGTAAGATCGAACTGTCGGACAACCCCGATGAGGAGATGAGTAAGTCCGTCTTCAAGCTCGACAAAGTACAGGGCAAGTCACAAATCGCGGCCGGCTACGACTACTTCCAGCAGCGCGTGTGCAGTTCTCGTGCTGCGACCGGCTACGCGAGCAATCTGACCAGTTCTTGAGATAAATAAAACCGCCAAGGGGGACATCCAATTCCGGGTGTTCCCTTTGGTGGTGGTGACTTCTTAGGGGGAGTTCCAAGATGCCAGGACTACCGAAACTCGAACACATAACGAGCCATCCGGGCTCCGACGCCCGACAACTCGCAATTCAGTACAACAAACTCGTCTCTGATCTTCAGGGCAGCGCGTGGGAGTTTTCCGCCATCTGGGCGTGGTCCACTGTCACCGCGAACAGCCTACAGACCTTAGGCCGAGGCTCAACAGATACGGCGGTCGCAACCGGTGCGTTCCGTTTCCTCATTACGGGACAAGCCGCATCGGAAGCCAAAGCGGCTGTGACGACCGGAACCGCCCTAACCGCTCAGACCGTCCCCGCCGATACGTGGGCGCTCTATGTGTTCGACGTTCCGACCGGCGGGACGATTGCAATGACGCCGGCGTCGCTCAACACAACGGGCTACGCCACGGAAGCGCTGGCCATTGCTGCCTGCCCGCCCCGCGTCTCAGCGAAGGCGCGGCTCGGATATATCACCGTCAAGACCAAGGCCGCGACCGCTTGGATCGGTGCCACGGACGCACTAGCTGGTGGTTCTTCTGGAAACGTGGCGAGCGCAACCAACTACTACCCGACTATCGGTATTTACGGCTCGACCGGTACGCCCGCCAACTGCGGACTCATCACGGGCGCCGTATTCCCCGGTGGACTCTGGACCGGCGGTGCCAACGGCGTCCTCATACCGACGACGCTTGCCAAAGGTTCGACGGACACCAACTTGGCGACGATCGCCTTCACCTACAACGCTGGCGGCGCGACCGATATTGCGAAAGCCGCTGTGGCGGCGGGTACGGCGTTTGGAGCGTTGGGAACAATCCCGGCCGACAAGTGGGGCTTGATAGCCGCGTTCATTGACGGCGCGGGGACGCTCTCGTTCAAGTCCGCTCCGGGCAACTACACGGGCGACTATTCCAGCGAAGCGGCAGCGCAAGGCGGCCTTCCCGCAATCATTCCGGCTGCCAACCTCTGCTATATCGGATACGTCACGATCAAGACGAAGGCCGCAACCGCCTTCGTGGTCGGTACGGACGCTCTGGCTGCCGGTGCATCCGGGAACCCCGCGAGCGCAACCAATTACTACCCGACCGTCGGTGCGCTGCCAGCGACTTCTGGCCCCGACTACACCGGCTTTACCGCAAGCCAGATAGCGAGCAAGCGCGGCGTGGTCATAACCTCAGCACAGTACTAAGCGAGGGATAAGACAATGGACAAAGATCGGAGATCACCCGATCAGGACACGGCGCTCGAGAGAGCATTTATCGCTGCGAGGCTCCCGGAAGAGGACAGACGAGCACCGGAACCGCTGGCCGAAGAGAATCAAGTCGAGCTCGCGGCGGCTCTGGAACCACCCGGCCCAATCGCAAACGACGAGATCCATGTCGTCCGAGAGCGGCCCGATGGCGTCAAGGTGACGGCCGGCGGACACATCCTGGAATAATGCCGTATAGCCTCAGTTTGCACGAATACGTGCTGCCCGAGTTCGAGACGCTGCCCCCAGAGGGCTGGGAGCGACGGTTGAGGGAGATTTCGCCCAAGCTCTCCAACGCCTCGCACCTCCGGTTCAGGAAGTTCGAGCCCCGCGCGGATTGGAGGGAGTCACCCTTCAATCTCCAGCCGGATCGCCCGCTCTGGGCGCTTTACACGGCCTTGCCGATAAGGCTGGTCGAACCGGCGACCGCGGAAGGATTTCGGCTTCACTGGTCCGAACAGCCGACCCAAGGGGAACAGGTAGCGACCCGAGCCTTGGTATCGGACTACCAGCACTTCATGTGGCACTCGCAAGGTCTCTACGTCAAGCCGTTCTGGCTCTTGCAGGGCGAGTGGGGCGGGACACCGATGAAGTTCACCGACCGCGAACGCAGATACCTGGACGGTGCGGGCGAGTCCAGCATCCCGGCTCCTCCGGGCGCATTCACGCCATGCGTCTTCGATGAGCGGGCGGTAAAAGCCATCCTCGTTCGGGACCGGTTGCTCGAGTCGGGCAAGCGGTTCGATGAGTTGGAGAAGATGGACACCCCGGAATGGAAGCGAGCCGAAGACGAGCAAGCCGAGACCGTGTACCGGGAAACGGTGCTCAAGACCTTGGCCGAACTCGCCCAGCCAGCCGTGGCTTACATGCAGAGCCAACTCGGGAAGCACGAGATCGAGGACGCTGTACGGTCCAATCTCTTGCGTCCCGCGTCGAGCGACCTCCCGGACACGCTCTCCGTCTGGAAAGACCATTTCAGGGCCACGGGGAACCTCCTGCAGGCGACTCCTCCGAAGCAAAAGAAAATCATGTCACCCCTCACATCCTAGGCCCAAAATGACAGCTCCTGCATTCCCTCAGATGCCCTCCAAGCCCCAGGAACGCGGGGCCGCAACCACAGTCTCACAGCGGGACCGTCGCTTCACCTCGACCTTCTTCGACAACTACCGGCACCAGCGGTTCCCCGAAGGCCGGCCGTTCACCGGGCAGCGGGAGTTCCAGTCCGGGTCCGAGACCGAGAGCATCGCCGCCGGATTCCTCCAGAGCGATCTCCAGCCAGGCGAATACTTCTGCGAGAACCCCGAACAGGGGCAGACGCCGCAGGAAAGAGCCTTGACCTTGGCCTCAGTCTGGTCTGCGCCTTGGCTTCCGATAGCCAAATATTTTCGGTTCAACTATCGCGCCCAGCGCATCACTTATGCCCTGGACGCAATGATCGCGGACGAGCGGCAAGGCTTATCGCGGTTCTGGGAAGCGGCGGCCAAGGCCGCGGGCGAGAACGATATAATCGACCCAGCAAGACCCGACGCGGTGCCGTTTCGGATCCGCACCTTGCTCGGCAGTCCCCGGACGTACATGGGGAAGATCCGGCTGGCACAAGCGGCGCAGGCGGGCGACCCGTGGCTCATGGGGGCCGTAGAGACGCCGAACGAGGAACTGGCGAAGATCCTGGGACTGGGCAACGTCTCTTACGTCGGCGACACGCGGTATGGCGATTCGGAGTACGTCGCGGTTCCGGGGCAGAAGGAGAGAGAGCCGCTATTGACGCCCGAAGCGGTCTTGTCAGTCCCGATGAGTCAGGTGCAGCAGATGATAGCGGACGCGCTGGCTCAGCACGACGCGAACAGAAAGCAGGAAGCGCAGGAGCGGATGGCGCGCGCACGGGCCTCGAAGAAGACTGGAGTGAACAGCTAATGGCTATCATCAAAGGGAACGGCCCGACGTTCAGAGTGACGACCGCGAACAACGGCGATATAGTCGAACTCGGGGTCGGCGCTACGGGTCAAGTCGCGACACTCGTTATTGACTTCGAGCCCTCGCTTAACTGGATCGGCCAGTTCGCTGTGGTGGGCAAGTCGTTCGGTCAGGCGGCTAACCCCACGGCTTCCTTTAAGCCCGTTCCGTACCGACTCGTCAACAGCGCTAATACGGCCGGGCGCTATGAAATGCTGGGCGGCGACACCTCTCTAATCAGTGACTCGGCCTGTATCCAGGTTCCGGCGAATGGTCTCTCGATCGCATTACTCGTCGCCTGCTCTCAGGGCTCAATGGACATAAACGTCTATCGAATGGAAGGCAGTTCGGCAGTGTAGGTGCAGTTTGTTCCTTGCGTTTTCAATTCACTTTGGCCGCGTCCGCTAGGGCGCACAACGTAAACAATGCCAGTTCCAGGAACGGTAGTACTCAATGGCCAGTTCGCTCTCCTCTCGCAGCGTCAGGTGCTGGCCGCAAACGGGAGCTACTTCGCAGTCACGAACCCAACCCCCGGTACAGCGATCGCGTATGCGAACGTCGTAGCATTTTCAGCGACCGCGAACGGGCTTTTCGTGGTGCAGAACACGGGCGCCAAGAGCATCTATCTCGACTATCTATACCTGAGACAGACAGCGACCGCCCCGACGGGCACCCTCTCGCTCAACTTCGACGTGTGGAACGAGACCGGACTCGTGGCCGGGACCACCGCCGTCGCGACCCGTACACCGGTCGGCATCAATACCGGACTCGTTCAGACGACCGGCGCGGTTGTCCAGTCCTTCGCGGCGGGTGCAATCACGATTCCGGCAGCGGTCGGAACCCGGAGACTTCAGGCCATCGCCTCGATCCCGACGGGTGTGACGGTAGCGCACGACTCGTTCAGAGTTGACTTCGGAGCGGACGGCCCGGGTGCAGCAAGGACCGGACTGACGGCCGCGAGAGCGACCGATCCGGCGACCATGTGTGCTTCGGCGCCTCCCATTCTCGTGGCTTCTGGCACCACAAGCTGGATCAATATGTGGTGGGTAACGTCAGCCGTGAACATCCCATCATTCGAGTTCTGTTTGACTTTCTACGAGCTCTAAAGCTCGTGGCAACTTTCGATTCACCGTCGCTACTCGGGACGTTCAACGATCTAACCGGACGCCCGAGTGCCGACGCGATTACCGACCCCCGGAAGTATGGCTGGCTCTCGCTCGCGAACAACGAGCTCATAGCCAACATCGCGGCTATCTGTCCGTGGACGCTCTATCCGACCGGGGCCTTCCCGACGATGACGACTGCGGATAACAAAATCTTCACGTTCGGCACCGACACGAACGGTTACGCGAAGACGCCGATCGGGAAGACGGGGATCTACACCTCGCTTTCGAGCATCCCCGACTCGCCGTGGCGGGAAGGCTGGGATTATCTGGACGAGGGATCGCAAATCCGGATCCCGAACGACAACACGTACTCGGGGACGCTCTACTATCGTGGCATCGTCCAGCCCGACGACTTGGCTTCAGGCACCAATCCGTCGCTCTTGCCGGAAGCCTCGAGAGTGCTGATTCCGCACATCGCGGCCTTGAACTTCGCCCGGAGCGTCGGTCGAAATCCTCAGTTGGCGCAGATGGAATTGGACTACCTGGGTTATCCGTGGGCGGCAGAGAGTCCGGGCGCCTTCGCCAGATGGTGTCTCGCGTGGAAGACAGCCTTTAGAAACGGCGGTGCGCTCGGTAGGACGATCACGGGCCGTCAGTTGGCGATCGCCGGGCAGTGGTCAGCATGACCGACCTACCTTTCGTTCCCCCTACGCTTCGGGAGTGCGGCAAGGTGCGCACGCTCGCGCGCAGCCCACTCAGGCTCCAGCCGGCGTTTCGCGCGCCATGCGGCGGAGGTGACCGCTCTCCGCCAGCTTCGGGACCGGTTCCGCTGGCATTGGATACAGACGCGCTCTCCCGGTCTGTACACTTTCGTTGTTTTGGGCGTGAGGGGATGACCTCGGACGCAATGGGTCTTGAAGGCGTGTCGAGGCGAAAACGCCCGAATCATGCTCTCGGCGTGAAATGCTCTCATGTGATCTTCGAGGGTCGTCAAACGCAGGTGCCTTGGGTTGCAGCACTGTTTATTCTCGCATCGATGATGAATGTGTCCGCCTTGGGGGATCAGGCCGACAAAAAGCTCGTAGGCGACGCGGTGAGCATACTTCTGTTTCCCGTCTTGCTTCACGTAAGCATAGGCGTTCCGCCTCTTGCCGGTCGGGTGGTTCCAACAGCCCGTCTGAGGGTCAATCACGATCCGATCAAGCATTCGCTCCTTGACGTCCCTGCTCCCAAACTTGTATCCCATTTGGCACCTCCATGTGCGGGAAATAGTATAGCAGTTGGAGGCAATAATGGCTAGCGCGAAGATGCGCCGGCAGACGGTGGTAACTGGGCCGTGGTCCGGGGTGCTGAGTACCGCTGATCCCATGGACGATGCAAAGGACGGTCTGAGTTATTTGCAAGATGCGGTGAATATGTTCGTGCCGGACCCTGACCGTGGCTCGGGAGCTTACGCCCGCCCCGCTGCGGTTCTGATGAATCCGTCCAATCAGCTGGGGGGAGCGAACCATCAGGGACAGGGCGTCTTCCACCACACAGCGGCAGACGGCACGGAGTACAACTTCAAGTGCGTATCGGGAAAACTCTATCGCTCGAGCGCTGACGAGACCGTGAACACCGATGTCACTCCAGCGGGAATTACGATCGACGGGGGCTTGGGGACCCGCGTCTTCATGCTCTCGTTTGCCGACAAGCTCATAGTCTCCGATGGCGTGAACAGGCCGTGGTTCGGCACCAATCTCGGGAGCACTCCGATTACGGGAACGCAGATCCAGTATGATGTCGGGAACTCCCTCTGGTCCGCGCAGCACATGGGCGAGTACTCGGGCGCTCTCGTGTTCGTATTGAAAACCGTCGCCGGCGTCTTCCTCCAGTCCACGATCGCATGGTCGGCCCCGAACGATCCGACGAGCGGCTATTTCAACGTCGTCGGAACTACGGCGGTTGACTACACCTGGATTCTGACACAGACCGGTTCGACTCCGATATATGCAATCTGGCCGACGAATATCGCCCTCTTCTACTTCCGCGAGGATTCGATTGGTGCACTAACAGGTCCCATCGGCCCCGACTTCAAGAACTCGGCTACCCACGATGCTGTTGACTTCAAGATCGGGACGCGGAGTCCCGCATCGATCGCACAAGTGGGGAACACGATCCTTTTTGCCGATACCGAGGGCCGTCCCCAGATGTGGCGCATTGGGAACCCACTGCAAGACATCTGGAAGCAGATGCGGACCATCGTCGAGACCTCGCGAACCGATGTCCCGAGCGCGACAGCAGTAACGGCCTGCAGTGCGATCATCTCCGTGGACTCGCTCAATCTCTGGGTCGTAGCGACTACGAGCCCGTCACCCACGATCAACTTGTCACCGAACACCGCCTACGCGTTCGATGTGAAGACGGGGGTTTATGTCGGGCGGTGGATACTGGGGCCCGGCGTCAATATCGAAGCGATGGGCACCTTGAAGGATCAGAACGGCGAATCAGAACTCGTCGTGATCGGTACTCAGGTCGCGGCGATCAATAACGGCTTCGGGGGCTACGTCTGGAGACTTGCTAATCCGCAGGAGAACAACTGGCTCGACTCGGGGCTCAGTGTTCCCAACGTCTCGGCCCAGACGCAGAGATTGGCCTACTCGGCCGACACTATGTGGAACGCCGACCAAGCACGGGCGATCACTGGCAACACCTCACCGGTCCAGATCCAGATCTTAACACCTTCGATGTCGGTCGTCAGCTTCGAGTCCGATCCGTGGGTTTTGATTAACGCAGAGCCGTGGGTGACCTTAGGCGGTGAGGCGTGGATGACGGCCGACGCTGTTCCCGCGACCGCTACTCCTTCAGCCTCGCTCGATGGCACGAACCGGCTCGCGTGGGGGCTCGACGCACTGGGACGGGGGTTCGAGTGCACGCTTATCCCAACGACCGCTACGAGCCAATGGAGACTGGACCGCTTTCAACTCGATTGCGTTGAATCAACAGCGGATGTGGTTGACGCATGAGTAAAACTTTTACCAATGCCCCTCGCGTAACGACTCTCGCGACGGCTGATATTCTGGCTGGCGACATCGGGGGAGCGTCTTCGGGGATAACGGCCGGGAACTTCAGGAAAGCGCTATTCGCTTTCGCTGCTGCCGATCCTTTGAACATCGGTGCACTGACAGCGGTTGGGAACTCGACCATAACGGGCACGCTGTCCGGGATAACGACTCTCACGGCCACGAGTCTTGTCCTTGCCGGGACGATTACCGGCGTATCGACGCTGACAACAGGTGGCGCGGTCACAGTCAATGCGGGCGGGATTCAAGTCACCGGCACGTCCACAATCGCGGGGATAACTCACGTCTCTGGGGGCGCCGCTGGCGCTGTCTCGCAGGACTGGACCGACGCTACGAACTATACGGTGGCCTTGGGCTATGCCAGCGTCCCCCACTTCTGGGCCACGACCGGCAGCAACGTGCTCGTGTTGGGTGCGGGCGGCCTCGAACTACTCCGGCTGGATAACACCAATACCCGCGTTACGGTCGCCAGCGGATATGCTCTGAGCTTAGCTACGGCAGTCTCCCAGATCGTCCCCGGCAGTTCCAGCCTCGCAATCCGTGACAATGCGAACGCGAATAACAACCTGATTATTACTGATGCCGGACTAGTCAGTACAAGAGGCGGGGTCCCGGGAGCGGCAGCGGCAGCCGGGTCAATAACACTGCCCATCCAGACCGGTACGCTGAGAGCCACAAACGCTGCGGGGACGAATAGCATTAGTCTGATCGGTTCCACCGGCGGCGGATTTGACCGAGTTCTTCTCTCCCCTGACGGGAAGGATGTCTCCTACGGCGTCGCGCCCATTGCTCTGGGCGGAGGCGCTGGGGCGACTCTGGGAACTATCGGCGCTACGGGTCCCGCGACGGCAACCCAGAACACATGGCTAAGGATGCTTGACAATTCTAGCATCCCTTTCTGGATACCTATATGGAAATGAACGCCCTAAATGAGAGCGGAACCTATGGGCAATCCGGGAACGAGAAGCCAGCCGCATACTCCGTTGAAAAAATGCGCAGGATGGTCGGTTTCGCGGAGAAGGGCGTGCATCTCCTCATGGGCTATTCTCAGGTTATGAAGGCCGTTGCCGATAAGGGCGAGGCTGTCCGGGAGAACGATGATGTTCCGGGCTGGGAAGTACGCGCCACCATAGCGCTGATCTTGGATTACGAGCTCAGGAGAACTATACCACTTGACTGCGTTGAAATCCTGGTGAAGTCCGCTGCACGCTTCGAGACTGTTCCAAATCTCCCGGTAACGGGCGGGAGGTGTGAACTCAGTTGCGTTGCGGAGTCCGTCCATGATGCCCGTTATGTCGCCACACCCGACAACGGCAAGCAGAAAAGCAATCCAAAGGAATCTCATTTCGCGCCTCGTTTGGATTTCCGGTATTCACGCATCCGCTTCACGCCTTTGACCCGGCGGCAGGTAGAGCAACGTCCATCTGGATCGCGGTTGTCAGAGGTCAGACGGTGTCCGGCCGCGCAAAATTTGTATTTCATACCTGTAAGCGTAACACATCTGGGAGTTACCGTCAATGGCCAGTAATCAGCAACCCGAGTTGGAAGTCCGTAGGGCGATGCTTACGCAAATGCTCGCCAACCTTCGCGCGCAGGGGTTCGAGGCCGAAACGAACGTCACCGTTCTCTCGGTCCAGACAGCCAACGAGGACGAGCGCGCGGATGCGATAGCTGACCTGAAGACCAAGGCCCAGAACTGCTACAAGGGCGCGGAAGAGTTGTCTCTGCAATTATCAAAACTACCCAAAGCGAAGAAGGCGAAGGCGTGACCTCACTCGCGCAGCCGTACAATGTTGGCGTTCTACCCGACGTCTACTCGTCAGGCGCGATGCGAACCGAGCTTGCGAAGATCCAGCGCGCGACTCAGAGCGCTGTAGGGTTTCCCGTACTCTCGGGCGAACCAGGAGTCGTGGACGATACGTGGCCCGTAGGCGATCTGAGGCGATACGCCACGACGTTGGACGGCACGGTTGACAACACGGCAGCGGTCAATAACTGCAAGGCAGCTGCGTTACTCAGCACGGCTGAGATGATTGTAACGGGTACACCACTCATCGGATCGGGAGGATCGGGGATTGTCTTCGATAAGCCTCTCCGTCTCCGGTTTCTGGGCGGTATCGGCCAACTGACGCCACCGTTTCGGCAACTGCCAAAATCCTACTTCATTAAATCAGCCGCCTGTGTCGGGCCTGCGGTCCTAGTGAGCGCGGCGGGGTTTGTGGCCCACGGTGGCGGGGTCTTGGGACAGTTGGGGAACACCGGAGACAACATCCAATTAACCGGGTGGGGCCCGCGCTGGCACGATGGATTCTCCGGCAGTGCAGGACAGGACGGATGGCGGCTTGGGCAGAACACGACCGGGGGGACAGCAAATCGTTTTAATCTTTACTCCCCAGTATCCATCAATAATGGCCGTCACGGGATCTTTCTCGATGACTTCGATGATAACATGAATGCTGGCAACATCTTCGGTCCAGATTGCTCATACAACACGGGCGATGGGATCAACTGTGACAGGGGCGGAGCGAACGCGTTCGTTGCCATACTCACGGAAGGAAATACGGGGTGGGGGGTTCACCTCATGGGCAGAGCGAACACCCTACAGTTCTTGGGCGGTGACTCCGAAGCGAACACGGCGGGCGATGTCAAGTTAGAGTCCACGACCCCGACCTGGCCCGGCATGAACGCGTTTTACGGCCTCGCTGCAACGAATGTGACCGACTTGGCGACCAACACAACCTTGATCGGTGTTCCGTATGCCGCAGCCGTCGCCGACTTCGGCCCAGACTTCCGCGCTCGGAAGAAGTTCGGCTGCAACGGCGCAGCGCCGCAGGGTGCGGTCGCCTCAGGCGGTGCTCTGGCGGCTTACGGAGCGGGCGCTAACGGATTCGACACAGCGGGAAATGCGAGCGCTTTGTACGCCGAAGTCGTTGCAATTCGGGCCGCGCTCGTAGCGAACGGGATAATGAGTTGATCGACAAAACTTCGGCAGAGAACATATGCGTTGTCATGGCTATCTAGCGGGATAAAAGGCATCGGCCACTTGGCCGAGAAAGCGGCTCCATACGTCGGGATGATCCCCGGCGTAGGGACGCTGGCCGGTGGAGTAATTGGTGGGCTCGGTGGACTGGCAGCCGGCGACGGACTGGGCGGTGCTCTCAAGTACGGAGCAGAGGGCGCAGCCGGTGGACTAGCTGGCGGCGGTGTTCGGAGCGCTCTCTCAGGTTTCGCTAGTCGCGCGATGGGCGGTGGGTCTCCTGCTCCGGGTGGTGGTGTTCCCAATGCGGGCGGCGGTCCGGCTGGCGGCTCTTATGACCCCTCGGGCGATGCGCTCTACGGAACCGACACGACCCCCGGCGCTCCCCCGAGTGATGGCAGTGGGATTGGCGGCTACCTGAAGGGTGCCCTTGGCGGGATCAATCCTCTGACCGGTGCGCTAGCTGGCGCCGAAGTCGTAAACGCTGGACAGTTGGGATCGCAAGCCAACAAGTACGCGAGTGACGCTTACGGTTCGGCCGCTGGTTCTTACGCTGAACGCGCGGGGCTTAGGGCCAAGGGGATCGCGGGGATGATGAATCCAACGACCCCCGACCTGTCGAACCTGACGGCTATACGCGGTCGGAATCCGTACTCGGCTCCGCAGCAACCCGCTCCCGTCCCTTCAGCGCCCCCGCAAGCCGGTGGTGCTCTCGGGCGCCTGCAACTGGCGAGGGCGGCGTAATGGCAATCCTCCAGACACTAGGCGCCCAACCCTCGAATCAGCCACCGGGCGGCGTCCTCGGGCGACTGCAAAAGCCGGGCGCTCCACCACCCCCGGTTGGAGGGGTCGCTCCGGGAGTTGCCCCCGTAGGTGCTCCGGCTCCAACGATGGCGCCTGCTCCGAGCTCGGCGGTTCCCTTCACCGGTGCGCCCGTCAACGCGCAAGCTCCGGCCGCACCGGCAGCACCGGCCACACCGGCAACGCCTTCACCGATACCTCTGGCCTCGAGCCCGACTTCCACCCCATACGCGACTACGACAACGAATACACCGGGCTCGAGTACCGATTACACGAACAAGACCATCACCCCGGGCGCCGGGGTAGACCGGTTAGCGCTGGCGAAATCGAACTTCGAGAACTTCAAGACCTCGACCGAACCCGAGTACCAGGCCGAGCTCCGGGACGCGAACACCGCGGGTTACGGCGGGGGGCAAGGCGGTTCCGGAATGCTCCGCGGGCGATTGGGCGACATCGGTGTTTCACGGACGGCGCAGTTACAGAGTGCCGAGAACTCGAACCTGAACAACGCGACCGCGGGAAGCATCGCTGATAACTACGCCAATATCGGGATAGCGCAGCAGCAGCAGGGCTTCCAGCAAGGCCAGCAGCAGAACGCATTCGGACAGGGCGTAACGCAGGCTCAGTTGGGCGACCAGCTGACGAATAGCGCCTTTGGGAGAGCAGCGACTACCACGGCGATGGGGGAGCAAGGAAACCCCTCGGATGTGGGACTCGCACTTTCTGGCTACTATGGAAATCAAGCCGGTCAGGCAGGACAGGCGGCAGGGTCTCTCGTCGGGAACTCGGTGCTTGCAAATGCATTGGGTCGTAATCCTTACATGCCGTACACGCCTCCGACTGGTCAGACTTAATAATGGGATTCCTCCAAGGCGCTCTCTCGCCGATGCTCACCGCCGCCACGCAGGTAGGTGGTGCGGCCGAAGGCGCGCAGGTAAAAGCCGCACAGTTGAAGCAGCAGATGATGATTGCGGCAATAACCATGAGACGCGAGCAGCAACTAGCGGACATCAAGCAGGCCGTCGCGAACTCGGTAATACCTAAGAACGCCGCTGAAACGACTGTTGCCGTCAATAAAGGCAGGGAGCCGGTTCTGGGCGATCCCGGATATGCGGCGGCGATGGGAGGGGTCGCGGGTGCAGAATCGCAAGCCAAACTCCCAGCGGACCTCCAACTTGCCGTCACGAAGGGCATTATCTCGAAAGATGAGGCGACAACGGTTCAGTCCATGCGCTCACAGACCGAGCAGGGTATAGCAACCCAGCGGGTGGGTGCAGAAGCAACGCAGGGTGCGGCGAACCGCGCAGCAACAGCGGCGAACACAGCGGCGACAACTGCGGGCGGAATGGCTCGTGTCAAGCAAACACAGGCAGGCTCCCTCACCGGCCGCATTTTAGGCGTCCCGGGCGCTGCCGCTCCTCCGTCGCAACAGCAACAGGACTGGGACACCGCCGCGGCGCACGCGAAGGCGACCGGGCAAGATCCCGTCGCCGCGCTAGGTCCGAGGCCGGACCAGTAAGATGGGAGTCTCGGTACCGCCAGAACCGGATCCGATTACCGCGTACAACGCCAAATACGGCGGGAGGACGCCTGCATCCGGCCCCGATCCGGTCACGGCCTACAACGCGAAATATGGGAAGCAGGCCGACCAGCCACCAATGGCGCAGAAGATCGCGGAGACACTGGTCTCGGGCTTCCCCGGTGCCACGCGCGCGGTCGCTGGATACCGGGGTCTCGTCTCGCTTCTCTCGGGCGAAGGGATCGATGCGGCCTCGGATGAAGTGAACAACGCGATGTCGGGGCAGAAAAAGGACATCGCTTCAATGCCTTGGCAGGCGAGGCTCCCACTCCAGATCGCGGGCGGCGCTCCCGCCGGGGCTGCATTGAGTCCGATGGGAATCGTGAAAGGCGGCGCGACCTTCGGAGCTCTCCAAGGCGCCGATCAACCAGCGAGCAGCCTAGCCGACAGAGCGAAGAACACGGGCACGAGTGCCGTGTTATCGGCACTCCTCGCCAAGGGCGGTCAATTCGCTGGGAAGGGCGTGGCCAATATCTCAGCGCGCACCGGCCTGACTGATTTGCTTCAAAGCCAAGTCAACAAAATCTCGCCCGAGTTCGCGGCAACGATGGGAACGAGAGGGCAGGTCAATGATGCTCTCTCTAACCGTCAGGACATCTTAGACGCCGTGGGCGCTCCGAACCAGACAGCGGCGCAGCAGCAACTCACCCGAATCGCGAACACGAAAGCGCAAGCGGCTACTTTTTACAACAAGGCCCGAGCCGATAAGCAGATACTCGATGATCCTCAGTTGAACACCCTCCTTTCTGATCCGCAGGTACAGAAGGGATTTCAGTACGTGTCTGATGTGAGGGCCGCCAAAGGCAACCCGCTCCCGATTTCCGCGGCTCCGTCTACCGTCCCGCTTGCCGCCCAGAAGCTAGGGATCACGCAGGAGGCATGGGATAACGCCATGAACCCCGGCACTTCAAAAGGCGGCGGGGTCGGGAGGTTCCTCAAAGGTGCTGATGCGGCAAAGGTAGGCACGCGCGCAGCGGCACCGACAAACCCCGTCTTAGCCAACGCGGTCAAGAACTCCTCGGCCACGAGAGTGCCGACGATACAAGGCGCGGATATTCTGCCGGCTGAGTTGATGGGACCCAAGGCGCAAGGTGTCTCAATGCCTGACCCCGAGGCGCTTTCCAGCTTGAAGCAGCACCTGTGGAGTGTCGCACAGGGTAAGCCCGATACCTATATCGGCCAGCAGGATGCGCTCCAGTTAATACCCAAGGTCAACGCCATTCGGAACACCCTGCACGGAACCTCGCCGGACTGGGCGAAAGCAGATGCTTTTTACTCGGATGCCAAGGGACAGGAAGAAGCGTTCGCCAACGGCTATGATGCGATAAAGCATGCGAACGGGGTGTCCGGTGCCACGCTACCTGAGAACTCACCGGAAGCGATGCTCAAGTCGATTGAGACGCCGCGCTATCCGAACGAGCCACCGCAGGCAATGGCGAGACGCGCTGAAGCGTTCAGGCAGGGCATGAAAGCCTTTACTGCGGGCCAGATTCAAGGTCAGACGGTTGACAAGGGTGCGAGTTCGGCCTTGGGCGGTTCAGCGTTGGAACCAACGCAATCAGGCGCTCAGTTACGGCAGATGATGATGGGAGGGCCAGCCGAAAATAACAGTCTCGAGCAGATACTGGCCCAGAAGCGCGGGCAGACGATGCAATCCTCGGGCGTTTCTAATATGTCCCGAATCCCCGTCTCCGCTCGCGGTCTCATCTACCAGGGGGTCAGGAAACTGGTTCGCGGTCCCGACCTCGTGCAAACGCCGCAGGGTCAGTCGATGCTCGCCCAGCGGCTAGGAAATCAGCCTTTCCAGGACGCGGAAATCTCCAATTTCAGGGCCGGGACTCCGATGAGCGACCAAGTAAAGCAGGCACTCGCGGTTTCTACGGGCGCACAGGTAGCAAAACAGAAGCGGCTGCTCGATGCCGTTAATGCACGAATCGGGGTACCACCAACCAACTAACGGAGAAATGAAATGCTAGTGACTCTCATTGTGGTGGAAAATGGCTAGTCGAGCCGAGAATCTGAAAGCAACCCGCAAGTACCAAGCGGCTCACCCTGACCGTGTGCTGGAATCGACCAGGAAGTATCGTGAGGCGAATCGCGAGAAGATGAACGCCGCCACGCGTAAGTGGTCTCAGGAGCATCAGTCCGAGCGGCGTCTATATCGTCAGAAGCACAGAGAAAGAGGCCGAGCATACGCTGCCGCTTGGCGACTGGCTCACCCGGAGAAGGCGGCAAAGGCATGGAGAGAGTGGAACATCCGGAATCCAGAAAAACGAAGGAAGATTGAACGGGCGTGGCTAGAAAAGACTCCCTTGGCACGGGCAACGTTTAATGCCAACCGTGCTGCCCGCCGCCGCCGCGCCGCAGGCGGTGGCGTTTCAGCGGCACAATGGAATGGGACGGTTGAAGAATACGGCGGACGTTGCGCCTACTGTGCTCAGCTTGGAAGGCCGACAATGGACCATATCGAACCGCTGAGCAAGGGTGGTGAGCATGATGTTGCCAATGTTGTGCCTGTTTGCAAGTCATGCAATTCTCGGAAGAATACCAAAACGTTAGCTGTTTGGTTGATCTCTCTTACTCAAAGGAGAAGTGCCTAATTGTTAGTATCCTTAATCGTGGTTCTCGTCCTCTGCGGGGTGGCCCTCTGGGTGCTCTCGCAGTTCCCAGCAATGGACCCGACCATCGCCAAGCTCATCAAAATCGTAATCGTGGTATTCGCCATTCTCTACATCCTCCAGGCGTTCGGTCTCTTCCACTTCCCGGTCGGACTCAGGTAAATGGACGAGTCCAGCCAGCTTCGCCAAGGCGGTCCCGATGCGCCCAATCGGGATAGCGACTTCGATTTGATTGCCCGGATTGGGAGGGTCGTCGAGCGCTACAAGATTTTCTACATCATGGCCGGCGCTCTCATGGCGTGGTGGGGGAGGAATGTCGTCGTCCCGCTCCGGACGTCGGCACAGACGACGGGTGAGGTTCGGATCCTCAATGTCAAGATGGATTCACTCAAGAGCCAGGTAAATGTTCGTCTGGACCGCGCCGACGTAGATCGCGGAAGGATGATCGAGATTCAGGAGAACCAGAGCATGATCCTGGGCACCTTGACCCGGCTTCAATGTCTCCATACCAATGCGATCGACCGGGTGAAAATCAATCTCGACTGCAAGGATATCCCAATCGAGATCCCGAGGTCTGGGCTGTGATAGCGAACGCCCACGTCTTTACAGCACCCGATGGTCAGAAGGGTTTCGACTGCGACCATGCTCTGACCGCGAGCGAGTGCAAGCTATTCGTGGATGCCCAATACGACTTCGCTGTTCGCTACGTCCCACGCTCAGTGCGTCACCCGCAGGATTTAACCGCAGCCGAAGTCGATGTGATTCTCGGCTCGGGGCTGGGTTTGATGCCCGTTCAGCACGTCGAGGCAGCCGAACCGCCGTGGTGGATACCGAGCGGCCAGAAGGGCGGGAGGTACGGCTCGACAGCGGCGAGTGCGGCTATCGCTTGCGGGATACCGGCTGGCGTCAACCTCTGGTGCGACCTCGAGGGCGTTGATCCCCACGCCTCCTCGAGCCTGGTCATGGACTTCTGTAAACGCTGGTACAAGTCCGTAGCGGCGGCCGGATTTCTTCCCGGGCTTTACGTCGGGTACAATCCCGGCCTTTCGCCCTCGCAACTCTATTCGCTCCCGTTCACTCACTACTGGTCGGCCTACAACCTGAACGCTGACCAGTTCCCCGCCGTCCGCGGGGTGCAGATGAAGCAATCCGAGTACCCCGACGACATGCCGGGCATCGCCTTCCAGTTCGACGTCAATCACACGATGGCCGACAAGCTAGGCGGTCGTGCGCAACTACTGTCCGTTCCTCCAACTGGGGCCGTATGAACAGAAACAGGCTACGAGCATTGCTCTTCGCGATGTTGCTCTTTCCGCTACTCGCTTTCTCAGCGCATTGCCAGACTCCGCTATTCCCCGACACCTCAAAGACCCCGGGTGTGACGAGAGCGGTGACGACAAAAGCCGTCTGCGTTCCCGGTTCGAGCAAGGCCGTCCGAAACGTGCCGACCTCTGAGAAAAACGCCGTCTATAAAGAGTACGGGATCGTGAAGCGCGCGCCGGGAAGCTACGAGATCGACCACGACATCTCGCTAGAGCTCGGTGGCTCGAACGAGATCGGCAACCTGTGGCCGGAGATCTACGACATCAATGTCGGCGGTTTCAACGAAGGCGCTCATACGAAGGATGCGCTCGAAAACAAACTCCACTCGCTCATGTGCGCCGGGACGCTGACGATGGTTCAAGCGCAGAACGCAATCCGGGGAGATTGGCGAAAGGCTTATCTCAAGTACGTCTCTCCGGCATTCCCGAAGTATGTAGCTCCCAAACCAAAGAGAGGCTGACCATGCACGGCCACAACGTACTCGGCGCAATCTTCATCATCGCCATTTTCGGCTTCATCGGTTTCGCGATGTACAACCGGGGCTACTTCGACAAGTTGCTCAAGCGGAAGCCATGATCCACGATCCGAACTTCTGGTTCGGCCTAGCGATGGGAGCGGCGGCGATCGTCAGTATTGCGCTCGTGCTCGTGCTCGTCGTCATGTGGCGCGCAGATAACATCCCGTGAAATACATCTCAGGCGTAATCGGTTTGCTCATCGCCGCCGCTTCGGGCTTTGCGCTCTGGAGTCTGATGCAGCCCACGATCCCCCCACAGTTACCGGACCGGCATCTCGTCTATCTCTTTGCCGGCGGGGTGTTCTTTGGCGCATTGCTCATCATACCAACGGCCATCTTGACGACTCTCAAATCTCTCATGGGTTTGATCGGGCCGTACTTGCCGGTGATCGGGGGCAGGCGGGCTGG